AAATTCTGTCCACCTGGTAATGTTGTTATATCACTACCACGACCGTCAGCAGTTACTGGGAAGAAGTAATCTTCGTTCATACTCAATGGATTATATGATGTATCCATGATACTGTTACCGCCACCTTGAATACTAGGAATACGTCTTTGATGTACTTCATTCTTAACTCTATCTACGAAGGCCATAGCCATATGACTTGGCATATTACCTACGTCAATCTTGAAAACTCTACGTTCTGGAGCACGTTGTACACGATAGATAAGAATAGCATCTTCAAGCAATTCTTTTTGCTTATAGACTTTGAAAATGTTTTCTAAGATACTTTGTCCAAAAGGCCAATAACGGTCTAGACCCTCTGTAAGGCTCAAATGAACAATATGTTTAGCATCAATTGCTGATTCATTGATACCCAAACTAAAACGTGATCCTTGATTACCACCTCCACCTGCATTAGGAATTGTATAGTTAGAAGGAGCACTATAACCACCTGCACCTGCAGGGGTATTAAAGTCTGTTGATACTTTTTCAGCGATACTTAGATTCTGTAAGTTAGGTTGAATGTCTTTGATAACATACTGTTCCGGCTTCTTACCTTCACTTTCGTTAACAATAACACGTGACACTTTGGTCATGTCAACCCAGTATAACTTGAAGTTTTCTGGATCACGAATGAATACTTGATCTCCAAACTTGATACTGTTACGGAAGATTTTGAATACACGTGTTTCAAATTCGTTAAGTTTACACCATTGTTGTAGTTGTTTTTTGAGTAGTTCTACTTCATGGGGAGTTGGATCCTCATGAAATTTAATCTCAAAAGGTGTGTTATTTTGTTCGTTTTTCTGTGTACTGAACTCAGCAATAATGTCTAAACATGCATTGATTTCAGCATCTACATCCATCATTTCATATTGATTGTATCGTTCTACACGATTTGGATGTCCAGTATAAACTTCTGGTAAACGACTTTGATAGTTCTTATAACCAAAGTCACTATTGTTATATGATTGTGCGGCAATACCATCACCGTTCCATGCACCACGGTTACTGTTTGCCCCTGAGATAGGACTCATTGAGCCCGATGTATTAGGGGCTTGGAAACGTTTCTTATATGCCATACTATATTTATCGTTTAGTTACGTGCGTGTAGCAATAATTCTTGTTGATTATTGTTAATCTGACGTAAATGTTCTACCATGGCATCTAATTTTTCACCATGACTATCAACTCTACCCGGAGCCTTTCCAGTAGTACTGCTATTCTGAGCGGCTGCGGCAGGGGTTGTTATCGGAGTTGATGCTGTTGTATTAGTTTCCGCTACAGGTAAACGCACTCTACTAGTTGTAGGTGCTGCCGGCATTTGCATCATTGGTTTTATATTTGGTGTCGTACCGCCACCTAATACATTTTCAAATTCGGATCTAGATACTAATGACCTATTTGTGCCCACACCATGATAAGCACTCTTACCAGAAGAAGTTGGCATTGACGCCCATTCTTTTGCTAGATTATTAGCAAAAGTTCCCTTGTCCATTTGACCACTTTGATACTGGTCATATCCTCTGCGCTTCATCAACGCAACAGCAATTTTATCCTGTGCCGCCTCATCAAATTTATCTGTTTCAGATAAACCGGCTTCTTTCATTACACCTTTTAATGTACCTGCAATAACTTGATATTTTCCAACAGCACTTGATTCAAATCCATGTGCCTTGTTCATGCTTTTTTGCATTTCCATGACTTGTGCTATAGTCATCTGTGTTAGATTTGCTTCTTTACCGCCTACAAGTTTGTTATAATTTCCGCCACTTTCAACTTTACCAATATAGTCTAAAACTTTTCTAGTTGTGGGATCTCCTACACTTGCACCTACTGCACTTGTTACTTGTTTATTTTCTTCATATGCACTTGTTAAATCTACAACTCCAAATGTAATTACTTTAACTACTTTTGCCATTGCTTTACCTAATGCATTAGTTACAATCTCTAATGCTTCCATAGCAGGTGATATGCCTTTACCCACTAATTGATTCAACTTATCTTTTGCTTGCTCGCCATTACGTTCACTAATCTGTCGTTGTACTTCAGCCTTACGTTGTGCATCATTGGCACCACTAGCCTGATCTAGCATATCCTTACGTATTTTTTCTTCAGCATCTGAACTCTTACTTAACCATAGATTAGTGTATTCCATAGTTTGTGCTGTAATACCAAATTGTCCAACAGCATCAGCACTAATAGTACCTACTTGTCCCATTGGATCGATAACTTTTTTAGCGGATAAAGCAATCTGTCTATTTGCTTCTGCAAATGTTATTTCACCTTTAGTAAATGACCTAATAATACGTGATGCGGCACCATTTGTCATTAGATTAATTTTCACACCTGCATCGCTAACTGCGGCTCCACCATTAGCCATCATTTCACGAATACCTGCGGCAAATTCTTCGCCGCCTCCGGCAGCAGCCATTGCCATAGCATTCATGCTATCTTGCATTTCAGGTGTTGCTTTTGCTAATGCATATCTAAATTTTACGTCTTGTTGTGCTTGTCGCTGACGTTCTTGCAGTTCATCACGCTGTACGCCAGTTAACTTGGTTAACTCATCAAGTGTAGTTGCATATTGCAATGAACCTTTTAACACATCTGCCTGGGATCTTCCCTGCATAACCCCTAATTTTGCTAGATTAGTAGAATAATTAAGATATGTCTTTAGTGCCTGTTCGTTAGTAAATCCTAAATTCTTTAATGTACGTTCTGCTTGTGTGTTAAGTGTCTTACCATATAACTGCGATATGTTCTTTTGACCTTCAGCGGCTGTGTCACCTAAGAATGCTAGTCCTTGACTAGACTCTTTCATTACTGATTGGAACTTGTCCATCTCTTTAACAACCATTCCTGATTGTTGAAGATTATCAAACATCTGTTGTATGCCACTACTATCAACTTGACCAAACTCGCTCAAGTTCTCATAAGCAGTGTTCATTGTTTCATTGTGCTTAAGTGCCGCTCCTGCTAACTTTAGCAAACCAGCACCAGCAAATGAAACAGCCTTACCAAAAGGACCAAATAGTATAGATAAACCCATGAGTTTATCACCGGCACTATCTAATGCTTCGCCGTATTTGCTTTGTCCTTTTGTACTATCTAAAAATGTTTTATTTACAAAACTACCTGCATTAGCGATACCTTTAAGTATAGTGCCTGTTTTGTCTGCTTGGAATGCGGCAATCTTATTACGCATATCCTCTTTGGCTTCCATCTTTTGATTGATGGCTTTTTCTTCAGCAACTCTTTTTCTTTGTGCGGCAGTGAGTTCACCGGTAACTCTTTGAAATTGACCTAACTCATTCTTTACTAAACCTAACGATTTTAACTGGTCTTCATAGGCTCTAGTGCCTTTCATGTCGGCTGCTATTTTCTTTTCAGATTCCTTTGAAGAACGTGATAAGGTGTGTATCCAGTTGTCTCTTACTCTGTCTAATTTAGCGTTGTTTTTTATAGCCTTTTCTAACGCAGTATCATTTTCGGTTACCGCCTTCTCCGAGGTATCCGTAAGTTTCTCCATTGCGGTGGCAAGTTGTCGTATTACTTCAGGGTCAAGGTTATTGTCAGCCATATTTTAGTCAAATAAATAGTGTTAACTATATTTATGACCTATAAAAATACGGTTTTGGAGAAAACATGAACGAAATTAACCCCCTAAAACAATACTTCCGTAGACCTGCTATGTACTTGAAACTACCTAGTGGAAACAATTTCTACAATGAGACTATTGTAAACTATCCTCCCAATGGAGAATTACCTATATTCCCTATGACAGCAATTGATGAAGTAACATCTAGGACACCGGATGCATTGTATAACGGTATTGCTGTGGCAGAGTTAATAACCAGTTGTGTACCCAATATATTAGCACCTTGGGAAATATCAAGTATAGACATTGATGCTATATTAGTTGCAATACGTGCAGCCAGCGTAGGATCTGAAATGGACATAGAAACTACTTGCCCATCATGTGAGGAACAAAGTAAGTTTGGATTAAACTTAATGAGTCTGTTAGGTGGAATCAAAATGGCAGATTACAACGAACCAATTGTAATGGGTGAACTTAGTATCAAACTTCGTCCATTGTCATTAAAAGAACTTAATAGCAGTAATCAAATACAGTTTGAAATTCAGCGCACTATA